GCATTGGGGTCTTCAATCAGTCCTGAAATAGCAGTCTTATTGCACGGCTTCAGGGTCATTGCCACCTTCTTGGCAATGGCTTGCGAAATCTTGTTGCCGTCTTTTTTTGTAGTTGCACCCTCTATGGAGTACCTGACAACAATTTTCTCGTCATTTGCAACAGCGTCGCGAATTTGGGCTGCAAGGGCACGCGCACCATCGTGGCCAGCACCGTCATGGAGACGGACAATGCCATACAAGTATGGCACTTCCTTGATTTTCTTGAAGTAGTCTAGCTGACGCTCGTTTTCGCAGTCTTTTTCGTCAAAAATCTTCCTAGCATACACGATTTTACCGACCACCTCACGACCGCAACCGTCCTTCTCACCCAGGTGCTCGTAATTGGCGACACCCCACCCTTCTTCGAGGGTGGTGATGTCGAGCCCTTCGATAGAAAGGACCTCGCCTGACGAGTCAATTGCTTGCGAGGCAAATACCCCGTCAATTAACATTCCGGTATTTTTCTTGCTGCCCATATCTTTGATGCAAAGATTAAGGCAGATCACACCCTACTTGTGTTCTGTGCCGTTTTTTCGCAATAAATACTTCTCAGAATGGATTTTTAGTGTATGTTTAGAGGACCGGATTACAGCGCCTTCCATGATTTGATTTTTGTCAAATGTGGATGGACACTCGATCAGAGACTTGACCAGAGCGAGGTCGAAGGGGCCTTGATACAGAACCGGCACAACAGGCAGTCCGATAGCCTCACAAGTAGAAACCACTTTACTAAAATGGTAAGGCTCGTATTTATCAACAATTGAAAACACCCGAAAGTCAATTTTCCCATTCTGCAGTCCGTACTTCAGGTCCTGGTTGCCGAAAGCCTCGCCAAAAATGGTAGTGTCAGGCATTGCTCGGCAGATATCTTCCAGTCCGTACTGGCGTGCAGCCCTCCACCACAGATTTCCTTCCTTCTCTTTCCACCAACAGTGATGACTGCCAACATGGAACTTATCGTCCTCCGACGAATAGACAAACCGTGCATTGCTACCATGTATTTTCTCTGTGACGTAGACATCCTCTCCAGGTTGAATCGCATCAGGGCAGCGCCGGATGTTCTCAACACCGTATGCGCTGGTATTGATTCTGGCAGAGCTAGGAGGAGCACTCTGTTCTCCGCTGAGAATGATGGGCTCAGGCTCTTCATACTTAAAGATACCCATATCCATGGTGACATCCTGACCCTCGACGACAGGACCCAAACCCTCAGGCACAGGGACGACTACCCCCATAGAGAAAATGCCACGGATTTTCTTAGCCTTGATTCGGGCAGTAGGACTCTTGCCGTTACTCAGAAACTCAAATGGGCCTGGACCTGTGGGGACAACTGCCTCAACGGGGACATATACACACAACTGTCCCTCCACGAAGTCGCCAGTCCTTACAATGACCGGGAAGTCATATACATTACCAATTGATAGGGTATCTGCATTAGGATGTTTCCCCACCCTGGGGAACCGCACCACTGTCACGAAGGTCATCGTCGTCATTTTTGTTTTCTTCCTCAATTATTGAATAAGTGAACTTCTTTGAAGCTACCACGTCAGAATTTTCTTGACAAGTCTCTTCAATTATCTCTGTAATTAAAATGTTGATTGGCTTGCGCGTGATTCTCTCACTGTGATGCTCAACCATGGAGGCATTGATTGACAGCGTGTCTGAATAGAATCCGACCATGCCTGGAGACTCATGGATGTGACCAAATACGTGAATGAGAGGCTTCAAGTCTTTCAACACGTTTGCCAATATCTCACACCCACAGTGGTTATTATACGCCGTGTCGAGGATTCCGTATGGTGGCCCATGTGTAAGCAACACATGCACGTCTTTCGGTATATTAAACCATTTATGCGCTAGGTTATCGCCCCACCGGTCGAGGGTAAAGGACCAGCAACCAAAACGTGGCGTCCACGGACTGCCATATATATGGAGCCCACCAATCGTGACACCACTGTCCTGCAGGTAGGTAATACCTGGAAACTTCTTCAAGAGCCTTCTGGACCTGACCGGCCTTTGCTGAAACAGCATGTCGTGATTACCGGCAATAAATACCTTACGCTCGTAAGGCTGTACCGATAGCCACTGAAGGAAGTTCTCAACCTCCGAGAGGGTTCCATTTCTAGTGCAGTCTCCTGCGTGAATTAGTATATCACCACCAGGCAGCTTGAGCTGGTGGTGTTTGTTGTGCGTGTCGCTAATGATGGTGAGAATCAATGTTCCCTCACTCCAAGGTACTTGCCATTAACAAAAAGCGCAATCTCAGTCTGGTTCAGACTACTGCGCATCACATCGCAAAGGGCGAGTAACTTTTCCTGCACAATCTCGCTGTTGAAGCAATCAAAAGTCGCATAGCTATTGACAACAGTCACCTCTTCCTTGACCAAGCATCCAAAGTCGTCAATCCAACCACCGGCTGCCTTATAGGACGTTACCCCTCCATAGAAGGCTGCGAGGCGAGTGCTGATAATCTCTACCCAGTCATCGTGGTCTCTGGTTCGGATTACATCGCCGTTCTTGGTGACGGTTGGAACATAGACAGAAACCAAGAATCGCTCTTCTGCGTTTTTGAAGTTGTTCATATGGGATATCCTACACGATTTTTATTTAGTGTCAAGCGGGAATCTCACCCGACAAAAGTCTCTCCATTGGCGAGACACCATGCGCGCAGATTTTCTGCGGCAATGGCAATTGCTCGCTTGGGCATTCTGAGTTGGTAGCCGTAGCGTCCCAGGCCTTTCAACTCGTCGAGTCGCTGGTGCTTTTCAATGTAGATACCCCACAAGGTCTCCCACTGTTTCCGCTTGGCTATACCGCGTTCGATCTCTTCCGTGACGTTGATGATGTTGTTCATGAGATTTAATATATCCATTTACCGATTAAATGTCAAGCAGAAATCTTCACTAGCAGTATCGATTATTCCGATACCATTTTGTTTGACATATTTGTCGATACAAAGTACGCTGAGGGTATGCCATTTATAATCGTAAAGAATGCAATTGCAAAGGCCAAGTCTGGATCTGCTGACGGGATGCTGGCCTACTCTGGGACCATTGGCGACTGTGCGTCAATCCCGCCAGCCCAAAAATACGACAACCTACACTGGTGCCAAGACGATTGCCACACGCTAAATCTTGAGCTGGGTGATAAGCTGTTTTTCGTAGTGGCTACTGGCGACTCGATGCAGTATTACGAGGCATTCTCCGCCTCACGCCTTGCACAGACAATTCGCGATGTATCATCCTGGACAGACATCAGCAAGAACGTACAGGTGATTTTTATCGACAAAACAACTAACCTCGTATTTATCAACAACGAGGAGGTTAGGGGTTACTGCGTCGTCACGGAAAATGACACCACTGACGTGCAGTGGCATCTTTTCAACAAGAAATTGCTTAAATTCAGTTGAGAACGTTGCCAGACACAGAGACGACTTCGTAGATTTGTGCGTCCAATATTTCAATTGGTTGTGAGTCTTGCTCTGCAATCAGGTCTGCGTAGTCGTCCAACTCTGCCGCAGAGAAGTCTTCAGGCACTTCTATCAAATGCACTGCCTTGACCATCTCAAATGTTACGATTTTTTTAAGCATTATTCCTCGCTCTTGAAGCCTTGCTGCACAGCGTATTCGTCGTGCTCCAAAGAAATGAAGGTAGCTTGCCCACCTTCATTGAATCCAAACCCCTTTGCCAGCTTACATAGCGTACAGCGGCAGTGAGGGTGTAATCCGCCTACCTTTGGTTGTGATTCGCCCTTCTTGTGGTAACCATGCCCGATTTCCGACATCTTGTAGACCTTCGGGGGTCCACCTAGTGTGCCATTTAGCTGGTGTAGCCTGACACACTCGGCACAAACGTTATCATCCTTCACAATCGCGAAATAAACGTTAGGGTCAGACTCAGATGAGATAGCCGCAATTCTGCTTACGGCATCTAAGGAGCCCATATTCCTGGCCTTGGTGGTCTCGGTACCTACAATTTTTTTAACGTTGTGGGTAAGCTCTCCAAAAAGTTTGGTAAGCTCGCCGCCTAGCACGGTATGAGCATCTGTCCGTACGCCCTGGGTCTCCGCATTTAACAACCAGTCTTGCACGGCCTTAACAACCCTGACCTTGGCAAGTTCTTTGTGGGCGTCCATGTAGCCCTCAACCACGGAGTTAAGGGAATGTTCCACTGCATCAGACCCTTTGAAGCCCTCTTGCTCTGCACTTGCGCGGTAAAGGGCAGGTACCGTCAGATCTGCTCGAACACCAACCGGCTTAGTTACCGAAACGCGAATTTCTTTATTCCCCCTCTTTCCCATCAGGCGTAGCTTCGCCCGGTCGTACAGCTGCTCAATGGCAGCATGTACCGCCTTAATTGCAGTCTTATTGAGGAGGTAGCGCACTACTTCTTCTTACCGTGATGTTTCGCGATGTTCAAGACTTCCGACATTGCGTGTTTAGCATCTTCTTCCCAGCCAGACAAAAAGAAGTCAACAGTTTTTTTGTGCTGAGCCAAGATTTTGCGCTTACCTGGAGGCAGGCGGCTCTCGTTCTTGGTCAATGACTCAAGGGCCATATCAATTGACCGGGCAAGCTCGTCGCCACCCGCACTTGCAGTAGCTCCACCGGTAGCACTGGAGTTCTCAACTGCCTCCGTTGCCTGTTTTTCAGTCGGTCTGCCCTGTTGGTCTTGGGTTGGTTGGACACCACCGCCTCCACCGCCTCCATCGTCGCCGCCGCCTCCATCATCGCCACCACCCCCACCGCCAGCTGCTGCAGCTTGCGCCTGCTGTTGCTGCATCTGTGCCTGCTGCTGCATCATTCTTTCCTGCTGCTGCATCTGATACCACTGGAAAAACATCGGGTCTCGGCGGTAGGCAAGGGATGGGTCTTGTGACGCTCCCTTGATTCCACAAAACTGCTCAAGGATTTGTCCCACTGTGAAATACTGGTCGAGATAGCTTTTGACAGTTGTGTTAAATGGAAGCTCACCGCCCCACTCTTTGCCAATTGGCTTCTTCTCGACGCGACGGAGGATACCATCATAGGTCTCCCAAATCGACATATCTTGCTGGAGCCTGACTGCTTCCTTCTCAGCATTGTCGGCGTCCAGACCCATGAAACGAAGTCGCGTAATTTTTGCGAGTTCTGGGTCAATCAAGGGCATGATATTAGAGTTGAAGAAATCTTCAAACCCTTGGAGCAAGGGGCGGATACCAACGTCGCGTGCTGCCTGCAATTTGTATTCGTTGTTTGACTCTGACAGAGCCTGGTTTGCAGTACCACGGCTCAGGTAGGACCAACCTGGAAGCTCATCTGGTGACATCATAAATGCAGTGAGGATTTCACGAGCATTCATATCGGTCAGGTATTGGAACTCTGCATCTTTACCGCCACCGCTATCAATAGGTTGCCACTGAATCGTCTCACCTGTGCCACAGCCGAATACCGGCATACGCCACGAGTTGTTTACGTTGTTAATAGAGGCATTGAATTGCTGTTTGATTTGGTGGATGGTCGAGGGATTGGTGTCATCCGACGTAATAACCAACATGCCTCGCGAAGCTCTGCCAGACTGGAAATAGAGTCGATTGTGCTGCACAATATTGATGTGCGTAGTGACTGAGGTAATTACCGTATCAATTGGTGTGACAGGGTAACCATTCCACTCAATATCGGGAACAGTGTAGAAATTGTAACACTTAACCTCTGCACCGGTAAAAGCATTCTGGGGGCGGCCACCAAAGACTTGAACCCATCTATAGTTATCGTCCCTCTTGAAACGCTCTTCAACCAGCTTCTTGCCAGTTACCTCAACAAGGGTATGGTAGGCCTGCTCGCGAAGTGATGATAAGGCTGTGTTTGATTTAACAGCTGCCTTGTAAATCGTACCGGCGTCAATTGGTGCAAAATGGTGGAACTTCTTCTGGTCGCCCTCGCCAGTGTAGATAATTTCAACTGCAATACGACCATTGACAACTGCATTGCGAGTCAACTGAGTCATACACTCGGCAAGAGTGAGCTTGTCTTCATCGTCCATGCCGAACGTGTAGCCGCAATTATTCAAGTTGAAGATGGCTGTCTCAATTTTCTTGTTGAGTACATCCTTATCTTCTTTGCTCAGCCCGTCGAGGACGCCAGTATTGGGCTCGATGATAAATCCGTTAGAGAAACGGTCAGGACGTGGCTTAGCATGGACAGAAATGTGGTTCTGACGTGCGCGTACGATGTTAGACACCAGAGAGTCTTGGACTGCAATGCGCTTGAGGATTTCATCTGGAACACCCATGTGCTTGGGTTCCCAGATGCCATTTAGGCTTGCATGTCTGGTAGGGTCTGCCTCAAATGCGAGGCGTTCGACGGAGCCCTCTTCACCGTTAAGGATATTGACAATTGACTTCTGGAGTAGAGTGTAATTACTCTTATAGGTGACGGTAGAGGACATGAGCCTGTCCTCGTTTTTGGCCAAACCAAAAGTGACCGACTTGCGCCTTACCGTACTTTGTTTTTCGTCGCTCATTGGTTTTATTCCGCCGTGAACACAGTTACCATCGCAATGCCAGTACTGCGATTCTTAATTGAGAGAGAGTAGGTGGTACCCCACTTCTCACAAAATCCAACATGGTCTGCACTGGCAGGAATCAGTGGTTCTAACCTGACCGTCTCATCAGTGGAGCCATTGAACTTGAGAGCACAATTCTGGTTTGATTCAACGCTCACATAGCGGTTAGCTGCAGAGAAAATCGACAGGCTGGCTGTACCTGGAATAACTGCCAGCTGCTGGGCCAGTGCGGTGGTTGAGATAAACTCAATGTAGTTTGCAGTGACGTAAGAAACCTTGTAGGCTGTACGGGTAGCCACCGAGAACCCACCAGAAATATCAACGGTATCGTTAATCTGAACGCCTGTGGCAGAATAGGCAACTGCTTGGTTATTCGTGGTAAGGGCAACAACTTCGCTGGCCCCACTAAACACAGTGCCAGCCTCTCGGGCCAGGACAAGCGTGGTCGAGGTGGCAGAAAGGACAGTCCAGTCACCCTGATTCATTGGGTCCGCTGGGCCTACCTCGTCGGTAACAGCGCCAGCAACGTGGAAGATATCACCAACCAAGACACCGGCAAACACTGCACCGCCACTGTGGGTAACAGTGACAGTCTGATTGGCATTCAGAACGAAGGTCAGTGAGCCAGTAGACAGCGTTAGGTTGCGATTGGTGCGGAAACCGGGTGCAGTACCCGTACCGGTCCACACCAGTCTGTAGGTCTCAGGGTGGGCTGCAGACCGGATTACTAAATCATACTCAGACGTGTTGTCGTGAGTGATGGCGCGAGCCCCATTGAAAATCGCAACCTCTGCAAATGGTTGAATCTCAAAGGTCTGAGACTTCGGATTTGACACCGGCACACGTACGTTTGCACGTTTCCAGTCAGCCATTCGCCGCATAGGGGAATTTGTGGGTGTCGGGGCGTCATCATAGACGAGAATGTGTGAGGTTCGATTTAATAGAGACATTGCTGGTAGTAAGATTGAGTTTCCTATATATCCCAGATAATTCCGCCGCCGCCCTTGCCGCCCTGTTTTTCAGAACTGTCCTGAGACTCATCCACGTTTGATAAAAAATCGCTGCCGTTAGAAGCTGACCCCAGGCGCTGTTGAATCATTTTTGTCATCCAGCTGTCCTCTTTGTAAACATTCTTTGGCCCTTCTTCTACTTCCTTTGAAACCACCAGACCGGTGGACATCTTGAATGCACCGGACAGCATGTAGCGCAGAGCGTCTGCTTCGTCGTCATCGTCATCATCTGGGATTTCAGTTATCCTCCCTGCAGCGTCCTTCTTCCAGTGGTACTGGGCAATGTTATTTATCGACAAATTCATCATCGGGTCTTCACCGATGTCATGGATAAAATACAAATTAGGCTGGTCAGTACCAGGAGGATTTAACAACCATTTAACAACGCTTATGCCACCAACAACAGAGCCTGCACCTTTCTCGGTCTTTTTCATGTTAAACCCCTTTTTTGAAAAGAGTTTTATCATCTTTGGGTCTGCATTGTCAGGAAAGATGCCTGCACTGTATTGCAAAAATGGCTCGCAGGACTCTAGCATCTGGTCTGGGTCGAGGCCTGGCATGGTCACAAAATGGGTCACGAAACACCTGCCGCCCTCTTTGAGACCTTGGGTGTACACGAAGTTGTGTGTATGCCCCCAGTCGATACCACCAATAAATTGTCCGCTTCGGGTCTCCTTTAGAATCACCATTAGCTGGGCCTTGGTGAAGTCCTTTGGATCTCCGGGTGGAGCCTCGGCAAATATTTTCTCGTGCGCCTGGGCTGGCGTAATGACGTGTACCATTTTATTTAGTCGCTGGTACACCAAGCCAAACGAACTTGGCTTGCGGCACAGAAGCTGCGCCTGGGCCATTTCAGTTGAGTTACCATTGAACTTACCGATGGTTTCAGGGATGGTCTTGAGCAGAGACGACGTTGATTTTTGGTGAGTTGCCAGACGTGTCTTACATGCAGGGAATAGCTTGCAGTTTTTGCAACCTGCAAAACCCTCCATAGGAAAGTAGGTTTCCTTTTCTTTGATGTTCATGGAAGCATATGTCTGCTCATCTACATGGCGCAAGTCCTCATCTGAGACATACAGCTTGAGCCTGGGCTTCTCAGGCTTGTGTCTGGATGGAAGACAGGCCTGTGTTACGTCAATAATGTTCCATGAACGGATTTTGAGGCCAGAGTTCTTTGCATTGTCGATTTCCTTCTGCACCAAACCGAATGCTTGCTTCCTGGTTGAGGTAAGCATGGTAATTGGCAGATTCTTGCCACGACCGGCAGGAATGTTCTGAGATTCTGCATAGGCAGCTGGGTTAGAAACAACGTCAACCTCATCAATTACAAACAAAGGGACGTGTTCGCTGTTGGCACCGGCCATCGTACAAATAACGATTTTGACGTAGTGGTCCTTCTCGACGTACTCGTCAATGACCTTCTTGATTTCAATAAACTCACCCTTCTCGTCTGCATTATAGGCGGCATATTCATCCTGGGTGAGGGAGTGTCTGGTGCGTGGATTGTAGAAGCGCACGATTTTTGTCATACGCTCGTTATCACCAACAACGAAATCGCGCAGGTAGGGACGACGGAAAGAGCGTTTGACGTACTCCTGCGCCTTCAGGGCTTGGTCTTGGATAGCCGCCATGTGAGCAACATTTCTACCACAGTGGAGCAAGGCCAAGACTTCGATTACGGAGGCTGAGAGAGTCTTGAAAGAGTCACGACTCGCGAAGTACAGCACCCGCATAAACTCTTCATCAGTACCCTCAAGCATCTTACTGTACACCTCCCACACCATGTCCATGGGTGAGGATGTAGTTGCCTCATCGACCATCCCATCGGGCAGGTCCAAGGCAAGGAATATCACTATCCAGTCGTGCAGCTCTTGCTTGTTCTTGCAGATGCGAAAGAGAAACCGTCTTTTAAGGGCTTCTTCGTCTGCAAGTTTGATATCTTCTTCGTCGCTCATTTACTCTAAGCTCTTCTTGATTTTTTCTTTCTCTTTGGTTGCCCAAATAGAGAGAACATCTGCTTCTGTGTCTTCAGGCAGCGGCAAGTGGGCAGTGGGGACAATGGGGAGGCCACTGTGCTTCACCTCAATAGTGCCACCGATAGAACGCTTCTGGTCTTGTCCTGTCAGCTTCATCAGAGCTTCTACAATTTCCTTCAATTGCTTGATGGCTTGGGCAGGTGTTTGATCTGCCTTCTCCAGGTAGGTTACATCACCAGTCATCATGTACATGGCCATGTTGTCGCCATGCATCTTGCGCATAACGCCCATCATATCTGCCGCAAGGTCGATGCCCTGGGCAATGGTAATCAGAGCCCGTGCCTTTGCCCTCTCACCGGCTAAGGCAATGTAGTCACGAGCTTTGGTGTCCCAATTATTTGCAACTGCAGTGTGGACTATCTGTCCCAGGCCAAACTCAGACCGCAATGCCCTGATTTCAGACAAGGTTCTACCCTGCAAGAAAACTGCGAACAGATTCTCACTCACGGATTCCGATAGGGGATAGGTCTCAGACCCACCCTTCTTGAAATTGACGTAGAAATACCTAAGTGCTGATAGCTCTGGCGCTGTCAACCACGGGTGGTTATTTCCTAGTTCTTCGAGGGACAGTACTTGCTCTCCTCTTTTTTCTAGCTGATTTGACATTCTTCTTCTTGGCCTTCTTTGGCGGCTTTTCCTTTGTTACAGGAAAGATTGGATTACCATTCAAAAGTACCTTCAGTTCCCACTCGGAACCAAAAAACATTTTTACGGTATTTTGCAATTCAGTCAGACGCTCGAAGTAGGGCTTGTCTGGATTGATAAATGCAGAGTTCCATTTATAGGACAGTACTGCACCTTCGATGTCTACCTCTGCCACAGAGGTTTCAAGTTTTGGGTCCACTGCGTATGGCCACAGTTTGACTTGCATCACCTGCGCCTCGTGCATGATGCCAAACTGTTTGAGGATGGGCTTCAACTGCATCAGCTGTTTCTTGATACCGTCACCTTCCTCCGTAACGGAAGAGATGTTCCCCACGCTTTCGTCTTTAGTTGACATTAAATACCTCCCCTTTCATGCAGCATCTGTCGCAGTCTCTCTTTTGAGGTCCCCTTAGGTGGTGCGAAAGAGTTAAGGAACTTATCAAAGGCAGCCTGTATGCCTTCCTTCTCAGACACTCGCTTGAGCTTGGCCTTCTTGTTGTCGGCAAACATACGGAAGACGACCTTCTTGCCTTGGACAAGTTTTTTGACTGCTTCCTGCATCTCATCGACGTAAGCCTTGTCTGGTCCATAGATGTCAATCAGTGTCTTGTCCCAGGCTTTGACATGCTCGAAGTGCGCAGCGGTGATTTCGCTATCTACTCTAATAGCAAACGAGCGAATGACAGAGCAAGCAATGCCGGTATTTACTGTGTTAATTAAGTCGCCGTCTCCATTGTAGAGAGACAGCTTCCTGTCGATATCTGCATCACTCCTGGTACGCCAACGTGGAGCGCCAACGTACGTCACACGCCCAATCTCTTGAGGCAGGTGGATATGCCCTGAGATGATTTTCTTGTTGTTCAAGAGGGCAAGGTCAATGCCGTCAGGTGCATAGAACGCATTCTCAAACAATGCACCTTGGAACGTTTGGTGACAATACACCGTCTTTACGTTCAGCGCATTGAATGCCTCAATGAACTGGGAATGGTCGAAGTAATACGGCATAAAGCCATTCCCATTTATTACGACAGGCTTGTCTACCACTGTCACCTTATTCATTCCAACAAATGAAATCATGGAGTGGGGGTAACCGCTGGTTGGTGTCACTTGGTCGTGATTGCCAACCATCAAGATAATTTTCTCGATGTTAGGTGAACCTGCAAACAGCTCCAAGTATCGACGCCAAAGCTCGATGCAGCGAACATTTAGCACGTCATGCGTATTAAATTGGTCGCCAAGAAACGTGATGGTGTCAATGTCTCGGTTCTTGTCTATCGTGGTCACCACGAGCGACAGGAGACGTTCACAGTCTTCCAACTCGTCAGGCGTGCAATGTACATCGCCAACTACCAGATTAATCATTTGGTCCCGCCGTCAGTGGTTTGTAACCCCACGCCACAACTGCAGAGCGTGGAATAACAACGACCTTTTTGTCTGGAACGATACCGGTATAAGCGTTCCTGTAGTAGTCTTTGCTCCAGTCCTCTTCCACGTAAACGCAATCTGCCCTCCCGACAGAAGTAGGGGGAGCAAATACCTCCAACCGCATCAGGGACTTTTCTCCGCTGAGTAACGACAGGCCTTTGTTTGCTGTCTTGTTGTCTGGTCTATTGGGAGCAAGGCAGAGTACAACGTGTTCATCCGTAAAAAACAGCATATTGGGTGGTTTCATTTGTATTACCTTAATCTCTTCATTTTTTGGTGGCAAGTGGTTTATTTTATTAACTAATTCTTCTGACAGCAATACCGATGAGTGGTAGTCTAAGGTTTGGGCAGCGCAGTCTCTTATGGTTGGACTCGGGTCATTCCGTACCATGTCTGCAAGCAACAGGGCAACGTTATTGTCAATGTGGCCTTGAATACCTATTAGAGCACCCTCGCGGACAACAACGTCTGGACTGTAAAGCAACGGGACTAAAGTAGTCCTTGCCAATGCACTGTCTTTGCATTGATTTCCAAATTCTTCTGCAGCGAATGTCAGGTCTGCAAGCAGTTGGGCTCTCCCCTCCTCGGCAGCTGCGACTTTCAGTTTTTGAACAATCTTATCAAGATTTTCTTTTGTCATACTTCGGTTGCCTCTATTTTTATGACCCATCTACTACCGTCGTGCGTCATCTCTAGCTTCTCGAACGGCAGTCTTCCTGCGTATAGAGCGAAGTTAACCTCTCCGTCGATAACAACGTCTTTGAGAAATTGAAACTGCCGTCTGGGAATTTCTGGTCCAGAAGAATCAATGTCAAGGATTTTGACGATTACCTTCTCGCCACTGCCGTCACCTACTCTGATTCTCCTAACAATCCGTTCCATGTTAAAATACCTTCTTCAGCTTCTCTACAGCCTCTCTGACAGCCAGGGTAGATGCAGCACAGTTGAGGCGGAAGTAGTTATTTGATACCCCACATGCGTCGCCACGAACAACGAACACCTTTGCGGCATTAAATGCATTTTTGAAACGGTCAGCATCGTCCGTGGCATTAATCCAAGCAAACATACCGCCACTCTTACCAAGTGCGCCATCCATATGGCATTGAGGCAGCACGGATTTAATTGCTGCAGCATTCTGAGAAATCGTGTTCCTGATGGACTCGCGCACCTTCTTGTAAATGACCTCGAATTTCATGTTGTGCTCAAGCATATCGATTGCCATCAGCTGTGACAACGTGGAGACGCCTGACGTGGTGGTCTCAACGTACTTTGCAGCCAGTTCAGCCTCTTCCCGCTTTCTGAAGATTGCCCAACCTACCCGAAGACCAGACATGCCAAACACCTTGGACATTGAGCCGATTATAACATCTGCCCGCTTAAGCGACTGAGCCTCTTCTGAGTTTTGGTTAAAACCGTAAATATCAGATGCATACACCGAGTCCCAAATTATCGACTCACCTGGAAGGTGGACCCCATCGTCATTGCCGGTTGGATTATTAGGGAAGGTGACGACAGAGACAGTACCGTCAAAGTATTTTTTGTCAGGTGACACAGAGGTGAACTTGTCGCCAGCCAAGACAGGGATTCTCGGCCAGTAGGGTGCCTCTGCGTAGACCTTCTTGTACTGGTGAATAGCTGCCAACAAGGCCTGGGTCGCTCCATTGGTAACCACTACGTGACCAGGGTGGTCCTCGTCACAGATACCGTTGGCGATTGAGTAAGCCATAATAGCCTTCGTCAGCTGCGGAAGCCCCTCGCATTGAGGGTATGCGATGTCTTCTGCCACCCAGTCTACCGGGCGGTTCCGCGCAATTGCGTATGCCTCTCTCACTACGGTAGCTTCACCGATTGCGAGATTGGTCCATCCAGGTACATTGCCTCTATTTATCAAGCTGTCCATTTTAGAATCCGATTCTGGCTTGAATGCCTCCATCAAGCCTACTATTTGCCCATAGTCCTAGATTGACACCCCAAAACAAATTTCGTTCAACAAACACCCCTAAAATCATTTGATCGGGGATAGGTATGACTGGCTTTGTGCTGCCAAGTGGGTCGGTCAGAGACAAGCCAAGCTGAACACCTGCAGACCACTTGGGACGCCTGTCTACTTCCTTCTCGACTATCTTGACCTTCTCGACTGTACTCTCTTTCCAGAGCTTCACAAGCTCGTCCACATTCAACTTAGTCTGAGAGGACGAATTGGTATTGGTCTGGGTGCTGGTCTCGCTCTTGTCAATCTCCGTCTCTGTAATGGTTTTCTCTCCATCAGGCTTGACGGTCGTGGTGGTGGTCCTCTGCAGGTTGGATTTCTTTGAGGCAGTCATCTGGGTGATTAGCGTCTTAATTTCCTCCAGGTTCACGGTAGTCTGCTTGGTCTCGTGGTGAATCTCAACACGCTTCTCAACCTCCACAGTCTTGACCTTGGTGGGCGCAGTATATCGGCCTGCCGTGAATGCACCTGCCAGTACGATTGTTGCTACGATAGCTATAATTGCAGTCTTCTTATTTAGCACGCTTCTTACCCCTTCTGCTTCTCACATTATTATTCTTTTTGATAATTCCATCTGCAAAACCTCTCTGTACTGCAGTCGCTGCAGACATGTAGTAGTCGTTTGCACAGAGGGATTGAATTTCCTCAGCTGGAACACCAGAATGGAGGGAAAGGGTGGAGTAGTACATAGCTGACAGAGCCTCTACCTCTTTCGCCAGGGCAATTACCTGGTTGGTCGTCATGTCTGCCGCTACGCCACCGTTGTGAATCATAAAGCGGGTGTTCTCTGAAAGCATCCGAGTCTTGCAGGCCTGGATAATCAGGGTAGCAATTGACTGACACTCACCGTAGGCATAGCAATGCACATCGTTGTTAGCCGTTCTGATTGCATCGTAAATGCCCCATCCTGCACCTTCCTCGCCACCGAGGGAAGAGAGCACAAGCTGGATTGGACCTCGCGTGCGGTCCAGCTGTCGCAGGTGGAAAATTAGTTCGCCAGCCGTTGGCGTATCAATTGGCCCAAACAGATATAACTCCCGATACTTGGGATTGAGTTCAACAATTGTGTGTTCCTCGAAGTTTTTTTTCTTCTTACGCATTAGCCAGCCTCTTGAACCTCTTTGATAAGGTTAGCCTCAGTTGACCAGTAAGGCCACATTGCCTTTAATGGAATCCACTTTGTCTCTGCAAAATTCAAACGCCCAATAGAATATTTTTGCGAGTACATGCCCCTATTCCTGTCATAAAATCCAACCCCAACGTAGCCAGTGCGTGAACCGTCGAGGCGGAACTTAGCAACTCGAATAAATGTAGCACTGGAAATGTCTTGGTCTGGGTCTGAACACACAAACTCTTTGCAAGGTGCAAGCATGATACAAGTGGTGGCAATTTTTGTGATTTCGGAAGAGCCATGGAAGTCGTCAAGCTCTGGGACAATGTTCTTAGATGCACCTTTACGTAGGTGGGCAATGCATAAAATGGGGATACCTAGCACGAGGGTTAGGTAGCGCAACTTCTTCAACAGCTTGCCCATTTCGTCGTTCTTGTTGCTGTCCTTGCCGTCGAGGTCAATGTAGTGCAAGTGGTCAATGATGATAAGGTCAGAATTTTTGTGGACCTTCATGACCTCTCGGTCAAGTGTGTCGATATCAAAGTCGCCGCGCACACGGTAGTACGTACTGAGAGTCGAGTATTTTTTCTTGATTTCTTCGTCCACTTCATCGGAGAACTTATCCAACGTCTCTTTATAGCGCCCCAGACGCCACTCGGCATAGCCAAAGCAATCGCCCGTGCCTGGATTCTCGTCAAGGAATCTCTCTAGCAAAAGGTTGTACTTGATACGCCGCTCGATTTCATTTTCCTCAGCTTCGAGGAAGAATGCACTAACTCGGAAACCCCTTTCGGCATTGCACTTGGCGACGATTTTTGCTATTTCGGTCTTACCGACGCCGGTACGTGCCCCAATAACAATCAAGTCTTTGCGAGCAATCTGAATCAGTGAATCGTCCAGAAAATTGACACCGTAAGCCAATGGCTTAAGGTTCTCTTTGTAACGCTCAGACTTCTCCCTGGAAACGCGGTCTGCCATTGACTCCATGGCGTCTGGAGTAAGGCCAAGGGTCGAGTCCAGCTTCTGGAGCTTGTTTGCACCCTGTTCCCAGAGTTCGTAGGCAATTTGGTACTGACCTGCATTGAATGCAGTACTAAGCTCAATCGCCTGGGAGACAATTAAGCGGCTCTTTGCCCAGTTGGTCAGCTTGGACTGGATAATGTCCATGCCTACTTTATTGGCGATGCCGACACACTCACTAGCTGCCTTAGCAAGGCTGGCTGTGTTATCAGAACCATGCGTACTGACAAAGGCCTCAAACTCAAGCAACGTGGGAGGCCGTTTGTATTTGTCGCGGAACTTACCAAAGATGGACCACAGTTCTACCAGAACCGCAGATGTCGTGGCAAACCAGTCTTTGTTAACCTCGATGGCATCAAGCTGGCGAACAAACTCAGAATCTTGCAGCGCGTGCCCGATTACTGCCTGTTGGTGTATTTTTGTAAATTCTTCGGTTTTGGCAGACATAAGAAAATTCCAGACAGACCTACAAAACGAACCCTAACACAACCGCACAAAAGAATCAAGGAGCCATGAATCATTCACAGCCCCTTGATTTTTGTTTTTACTCGTCTCCGCTATTCTCTAGCATTTCTTCCACATCGTCGTCCGTGTCAGTTGGAGCGTCCAGAATATTGTCACTGGGGCCACTTCCTACCTGGAACTTGGAATTTTTCTCTTCCTCCAGGAGACGCTTGACAACGAACTTCTGCAGGTCCACAGAGTCACGAAGCCCGTTCAGCAAAGCTGGCTTGCCAGTGAACTTCTTGCCATCGACGGAATAAGTGGTGTTATTGATGCGCTCAATAATTCCCCACCGAGTACCGAGACGGAACACCTCTTCATGCTGATTTACTACACCATTGGCATAGTCAATCGTGAACTCACCAGAACGCCCTGCAGGGCCAACCGATGATTTTTGCATCCAGACTGCCACCTTATGACCGGTGATATCTGCAGTGTCTGAAACGTCTTTACGAGCCTCATTTTCAAACGCATTACCAAGCTCGTCAGTACGTCCCGCCTTGTTTTTATTCCGCTCAACGTGAACAAAATACTCACAGTGGTGGAGGACGCCGAAGCTCGCTGCTGCTTTTGTCTTGTTGCCTCGTTTTTGCTCCAGCATATCCATTTCTGCTCGCTGCTGACAACAGAGCACAAGGTGGAAATTGTTGCGTCGTTGGACTGGGAGAATTTTCTTCAAGCCAACTTGCATCGTCATTGCGTGGTCGCCAATTGTGTGCTTTTCGACGGTCTCAAGCTCTGCTTCTCGTCGGCCTTGAATACCGTTGATAGAGTCAACAATGACCATCTTGACTGGAGCGCCCTTCTGGCACATTGCATTGATTTCACCTGCAATTGTGTCAAAAACCTCTCCAGCTCGATTTACCTCGAAGACGATGTACCGGTCAAGGTCAACCCCGAGCGACTTCAGAGTATCGACCGACATTTGACCATCATCACGAAATTCGGTGTCGAACTTGATGACAATTGCCTCAGGGTCGTCTCGATGCAGCTGCCCAATGGTGGCATTGGTCAACAGTGATTTACCACCTCCAGGTGGACCCCACAAGAGTGTAGAGTATCCAAGAGGTAGCCCATGCGTCTTGCCGTAAATAAAATTCACGGAAGGTGACGGTGTTCGGATGACTTTTGAAAAGCGGTCTACCCGCTCTTTCACTGCACCATCCAACTTCTTAAGTTGTTCTGCCCATTTATTTGCCATTTTTAGTACCTGTTTGCGTGTGGGTTTGCGAATCCTGCTGGCATCTCAAAGTCGTCATCGCCCGAGTCTTTCGACTCAGAAGGTTGTGGTGAATGAAGAGGTTGATTGGGTTGCCAGCTTGAACGCTCTGAAATCAGTTTCTTTACAGAGTTGTACGCATTCTGGAACTCAAGAGCCTTTCCTCCTATGTATGAAAGGACTGTGATAATTTCATTCAGTCTCTCAGTCGCAGCCCTAACCTGTGGGTTGACTTCTGCGACAGCTTCGCGCATTTCCTTCGACGACTTTGTTTTGCGCTTCTCAAGCTCTGCATCTGCACCAAGAAGTGCTTCGGCATAGGCAATATCGCGATGGTGCTTTGCTACGTTCCGTTCATGGGTCAACAGGGTGATAGTTCTGTTCAACTTACCCCAATTGTCTGCAAAGCAACTCAACAACTCAGCCGCATTGTGCGAATTAGTTTGAGCAACTTCCTGCAACCTGACTTCCGCCGCAACCACCGCTGCGATATCCAAAAGGATTGGGTTGCCTACTCCGTCTCCAGCGGGAACAATGTATTTTCCAATAGGTGAATCAATAGACATTTAAAGCTCTCCAAAAAAGCCCGTCTGTTGGTGTAAAAAAACAACACCACAAACATCACACCAACAGACGGGGCACAGGTTAATTAGATTGCGTTAAACTCGGCTTCAAACTCGTCGTTTGAAACCTCTTCAGCTGCTGCAGCTGGCTTTACAGCCTTTGCTGCTGCAGGCTTTGCTGCTGCCTTCGCTGGCGTCTTGATTTCGTCAGAAGCCATTGAAAAGAGGTCTTCCTCTGCAGGTGTTGCACCTTCTTCAAGGAAGGTAGCCTCTTCATCGACTGGCTCTGCCTTGATGCCGAGAATGCGAGACACCTCGTCGGGATTATCATCCTCCAGGTCAGCAATCTGCTGCAACTGCTCATCCGAGTAACGAATCTTCGCCTTCTCTGCCTCGAAGTCTGGAAGGACGGCAAGAGCCTCCTGTGCCAGCCTCTTGTCGAGAATGTGAGTGGCAATGACTTCAGAGCCATCAGGACGCTTGGTGCGATGCACATCAACCGTGTCTGGAGTACCGAAGCCGTTGCCAGTGCGAGTGAACTCAAACCAGACACCCTTAACACCCATCGGGGTGTAGCCGTCCTGAATGAGAGCCTTCACCTTCGTGCGAAGTGCCTTCATGGCCTGCGTGTTGAGACGCAACACACCAAGCTCGCCACGCTGATTGACGGCATACACACGATACTTCCCGTCGTAGCCGTGGTCTTTCAGCCACTGAGTGTGAGGTGCCTGCGCCTTCTTGATTTGCGCTTCAGAGGCGTTCTTCTGCCTGCCAATTGCCTTGATTTCCTCAATACGGTCAAGGTGTTTCTGGCGCTTCACAAAGAGGGGACACTCTTTAGTGACAGTGGACTTGCCGAACTGAAATTCGCGCTCGCGAGTGCAGAGGATTGGGATGCCTCGAACCTTACCCTTCGCATCGCGACCTTGCCAGAAGTAGGTGTGCCAAAAGGTGGTGTAGTCACGCCCTTTGACCAAGCTCTTCATTGCAGGGAGAATACGAAAAACAGCGGTGCTGTCCTTCTCCAGGGACCAGTTTTGGAAGCGTGCCCCTCCGTAATTGGGGTCCGCAAAGCCTTCCGGCATTTCATTGTTTTCGATGTTACTCATGGTTTTTATTACCTCTATTTTGCTTTCTTGATGATTTCAACGATGTTTTCTTTGTTCACTGTGAACGATGGGTCGAGAATTTCAGATGCCGTTCTGGCGAAAAGCCCCTCGATGAGTTCTTTTACTCTGGGGTCTGGTGTATTAAGGACAAATACCGGAACTCGGTCATTTGTCAATTTTTTTGTGATTGTTTGGTTTACGATATCAGCACGATAAATTGCTGTCAACAGTTTGTTTGCCAAAGGCAGGATGTGATTTGCGATTGCGTTTCTGAGGTCTACCCTCTTTACTACAGGTGTAAGATTAAGAGTCGAAACAATGTCCCCATCAACATCAAAATTACTAGCCAACCTGTTGATTTCATTGGTCAAAGCAATATACTGCGACGTACTAAAAGTGGGCTGATAGCGGGCATTTTGGGGCAGGTCGTCCACCGGCTGGCCGTAGGTCAATTCTACTGCATCCGTGAAGATTGTGAATGGATAGTCTCCCTGCATGACAATGGAGGACTCTCGCACAAACAGGTCTACCTCTGCGAGCTTCGAGGCGTCTCCATCAAGGAACACACCAATCAATCGGTTGGGGACAGTGAGTTGCAAAAGTTTTTCTTTGTCTTCTTTCACACTGGCGCGAGACTGTTCACGTATGACTTCGTAACCGCTCTTAATCGAGTAGGGAACCTCAGACGTTGGTCGGTCTACCACAATTTGTGCTGCCTTGATGGCAGCAATCAGTGCCGGTACTGGGCTCTGTGATTCTACCTCTGGCTCTTGTTGTTTTGCCTCTTGCTTCTCTTCTTTATTTTTCTTGCTCATCTTCTTCTTCTGCCTTTAGCTTAAGTGGCTCTCTAATGGTTGAATATTTCTTGATGCTGAAGCCCTGTCCAGGCTCACGAATGTGCAGCAGAAAGGCCATTACAGCGCCCTTCTTAACCTCGTCTTTGATTTCTTGTTTCAGTTTTCCTGTGTCATATGAAGGCCAGATTACCAGTCGTTTCTTTGACCCGCCGATATCTACCAACAGGCTCATTGCCTCTTTTGTAGACTGGTAATTGAAGATATCTCTATCTTCGATATACCCAAGTGCGGCACACATGTATCCGCCATTTGGCATCTTCTGTGCTGCCTCAATTTTTTCGTACGTCACCAGATCAATAACTGGGCATTCTTTCGACTCGTTAATCCTTGTATCTCGATTCCAGGCCTTCCACCTGTACCTCATTCTCGGCTGGTCTTTATCCAGGAGAGACAGACACTCAAACTCTTCAATCAGCGGTTTGACGACTGCGCGAAGGTCTTCACCGTATGCAGGCAGGATTTTTTTGCGTGCTTGATATTTACCGATGGAGTCGAGTAGTGCATAGTTTGTCTTCTTTGCGTTCTTGGCCTGGGTCAATGCTGTCTTCCAGGTCTTCTTCAGTTCTGGGATTCTCGCTTCTTCAATTTTCTGAGCGTACGCCTCTATCATCGCATTGTCAAACTTTTCCAATTTCTCAATAATTGAAATTTGCTCTTCAAACAGGCTGTCCATCACGCCTGCCACAATCATCGAATATACGTGTGTTCGACTGATTGAGTTCTTGGCAAGGGTGTACTTTGTTTTGCCGTCTACCTCAGATGACGTGAGACCAGTCTCTCGATGTGCCACGATTTTCGAGACAAAATCCTGCATGGAGACGTATGGCGCATACTGGGAAATTTGCTCGTTTGCCTTCTCGCCAACGCCGTGGAGCAAACCAACTGGTGCGACAACCTTGTCGCCGTGGATTTCCCAATAGTGGGTTGACTTTGTGAGGTCTGGCAGGGAAATAAACTTCGAGCACTGGACCCAGAATTTTTCGTTGATGTCGTTTTTATCTGCATTCTTGAGGACCGAGCACCACCACTCAAGAGGGTAGTAGAATTTCAGCCACGCGCACGCATAAGCAATGACTGCGTAAGATACCGCGTGTGACATATTGAATCCATACTGAGCCCAGGTCTTGAGGAAGTCCCACATCTTATGGGCATTCTCTTCACCAATCTGCTTAGATGCATTCTCGACAAAGAAACTAAATGCTGCGTCAACTTTGTCCTTCTTCTTCTTGGCAACGCTGTTGCGGAACTCTTCTGCATCGCTACCAGAGCATCCTGTCAGATTCTGGTAAATGGCCTGCAGCTGTTCCTGGAAACACAAAATGCCATACGTCTCTGGTAGCATTGTCTCCAAGATTGGCAGAATGTCTGGGCTTGGAGTAAGGCCACGAGCACGTCTGGCGTACTCGATGAGAGCATTGTGGCCGATTCCTGTTTCTGGGTCACTGACCATAACGTCAAGAGGACCTGGGCGGTCAAGTGCGGTGAATGCTGCAAGGTCTCGCACAGATGAAATAGCGTGCGACCCGTCAATCTTTTTATAGTCGAAGTACTTCAGCCACCGTGCTGCCTTGGCAAGCTGAAACACTGACTCGACGTTGCCAGCCGTAATATCGGCAAACACTTTCTGGTCGTCGGGCAGGTCCCATATGTCGTACGTTTGCGTACCGTCAATCGAGAACACCGTCTTGTGTTTGGCGATTTTGTCGCTATATGTACCTGAATGTCTCTCCTGAATCAGGCGGATACAGTCTTGGATATCTCGCAGAGAGTTAATAACCAAGAAGTCCATCTTGATGCCACCAACACCCTCGACACCCTCAGCCGTGAAAGCGGTGACATTGTAACCACCGACAGAGGTCAGTGGCACGAATGATGAAATTTTCTTGTTGGAGATTAGATAGGCGCAGGCGTGTCGCCCCTTCTGGCGAGGTAGACCGATGCACGACTTAACAATTTCCCAGTCCTCAGGATAACGCTCGATGTAGGTACACAAGGCTTCGTCAGTGCCACCGTGGCCTGGCTCGGAACTACCCTTAACCCAAGAGCCGTCCAGGGTGTAACCTACGCAGAATTGGTGGTCATCGACACCCTGAGGCGGATTGTAGAACTTCTTTGTCAGCTGCTCAATGTCTGGAGGCACGTAGCCAGTAACGTGCCCGCCGCACTTTTTACACTCTGAGATAGGCTCTTGAGTGACGTGCAATTCACCACACTTGTTACAAATCTTGCGGCAAGCTCGCGAAACGTCCTTGACCGCAGATTTTACCTTCAGGGTGGTGTCAACTGAAATTTGGGCATAGTACTCACCAAACCGGTCCTCGAACCACCCTGGATAGTTTTTTGGTAAAGTACCAGTCTCAGAGCTATTGGTGATAGCAAGTATCTTCATTTATTGGTCCAGAAAGGAATGAGGTCGGCACCGGTCTCAAATGCTTGTTGGGCAGTCATTTTGCCTTGCTCTGTCTCCAAGATAAAATCCTTAGGCACAATGTGCTTAGTTCCATCCTCAACCAGGAACTCTATCACATCGTCACCCTCTTTACCAACTAAAGGTTCACGAAAAGGTAGGTCTTGGTCGATGTCAGGCAGTTTTCCAGACTTGATGCGGTCCAGGGTAATGAAACGGTCTAGAGATAGACCGTGCTTAATTGGGTCAATATGGGTGATGCCCAACAGGTAGCAGAGCAACAGACCAGCGGCAGAGCCACGACCTGGGCCTGTAAGCCACCCCTGGTTGTCGTATATTCGGCAGACCTCTTCGTCAATATGGAAGTAGGGCAAGAGGTCAATGACGCCATTGCGATGGAGAATATCAATCTCCAGCTTTAGGCGCTCTACATACCGGTTATCCCGTGGCAGACGCCCCTTCTGCAGAATGAGGCGCTTTGTATGTGCCAACGAATCAGACGGAAAAAATCTGGTGGGCAATGACGTGGTGGTATCCAGCTCGAAGCCCTTGAAGCGTGCAGCCCACTCCTGGGTGTTGTCTACCCAGGCATCAAATTGTGACTGCTCGATTCCTAGCTTGTTTTTGAAGTAGTCACAGGCTTCGTTAGAACTTTGGCGATGGTAGCTGTTATGAAACTTCCAATTACCCTGCTGAGCCAAGCGAACGTCCTGGGCCACCTTCTCGTGTGGATGGGCGAAGTGTGAGTCATCGGCAATGAGGATTTTTGTGTTGTATTTTTGTGCAAGTTCGATTACGAATTTATTGCAGCCCAATTGAATATCGCCATCTGGTGCCGTATCGGAACACTCGTTACGGAAGAAGCCTTCCTTCCGTTCGATTTTTGCCACTACAATAGGTGTCTCCAGAGGGGTCCACTTCCGGTAGTTCATTACCTCGACGATAGTGACTTTTTCGCCACCCCGGTCATTGATTACCGCCTCAAGTTCTTCTGCCGTCAATTGCATGTTACTTGAGGTCTTCAGCTTTTTCGTGAAGAAAAACTTTTCCTGCTTGCCTTCTGGAGTTGTGACAATAATTGCCTTGGTCCAGTTATGGGAGCAGACGTGGGGGAAGACCTCTACGTAGAATCGGTCGCCAAACAAATGATGCATACGCTCAAAATACTTCTGGGCGATGTCAGGGCGTTTAGCCTCGAATAAATGCCGCTGAATCATGCCGATGAGGCAAGACGACGTTGCTGTGACGTTTTTGGCGGCAAGCTCTTCGATATCAGACCACGCGAACAGTGGCTTACGCTCTGAACCATGGCGCTCCGCTCGTGCATCTGCTTTGGAAAGCAGCTGCACGCCCGTGGTGTAGGCGTCGTAATCCATAAAATGGGTGGTAATGTGCTGATACTTCAAGTAGTCAAAGAAACTACCGTCTTTGTGCTCATCTACCCATTTTTCCTTGTCCATGCCCCTGGGCACGGTATCGGTCTTTTCGATACCAGCCCCCTTTAGCAAGGGGCAGTCGTCATCTCGGTAATATCCCTCTAGACCAATGACTGGCTGTAGGTTGTATTTCTTACCCAGTGAATAAATCTCCTGGGCTGCAGCCAGAGACCCATGGTCAGTACAGGTGATAACCCCGCTACCGAGTTCTACCTCCCGTTTTGCAAATGCCTCAGGCGTAGACCCAGAGTCAAGCGATGCTGGATGACAGTGACATGTTGCGAATTGTTTCATTTTAGAGTTTTTCTTCCATCTCGGCACAAACTTCTTTGCTCATAAGCCGCTCAAAATAGCCGCT